GAGTCTTCTTTTAATAAATTCCAATGCCGTTCTTTCCAGTATTCACAGTATTGTGTATAACAATCGTCTTCGGCTATAAAACAATATGGATGTGTATCGTTTGTATTATTTAAATACGCATTAAGTGCACTTATGTGGGACATTGTACACGCATATTGACCATTGCTTAATCTGAATCTAGTGGACAACACATTATATTTGTTCAAATCAGATTTTGCATCTATGGCGTTTACTCTGAAATGTTTATTATTAACTAATATGCGTTCCATATATGTTTTTCGGTCTCCTCTTCTTTCGAGATTAATCCAATAAATATTCCACGGCAATGACGGAAGAGGTTGTTGGGTGTCCATTGTAAGATAATATATATAATTTACTTTATATATTATCATAGGTTGATTACTTGTCTCGAGTAATGTGGTATACATTTTCGAGAGTCTTAAGTGAGTTTTTATATATTGTCGGTGAACGATCATATTTATATTTGAGTTCTCTATTATTAAATCGTTCATTGATGTCATAATTCATATAAAATAATGAATTTACACCACTAATGTATTCCATCGCTCTATAATCAACACAAATGACAAATTTATACGTTTTGATAATTTGATCAAAGTTTGGAAGTTTTACATCATCGATAATACATATACTATTGCTTTCGTCGTATATAATGCCATTTTTACTCATAACAATAGTCCCGTCTGTGTTGTATTCGATTTGATCGCTGTTAAACTTAAATACTGTCGAATGTTCGTTAATATAATCAATTAATCTGTGTTTAAATGTGGTTTTTCCGGTGCCTCCATTTCCAATGATTGAGAATACATGACGCTCTTTCGTTTCCAGTAACGTGAGGATTTTTTGTGTAGCATCTTCTGTCATAAATTTTTCATGGGCACATCGGAAAACGTGTCTGCTAGTGTCTCGTGCCTTAAAATTCGCATTGTCGTACTGGTAACCCTTAAATTCAATTGTTGTAAAAAGTGTATAATTTAGTAGCATTTCGAGCAAATTACTATATACAGAATTCACGTGACCCTCAAGATACATTACATTTGTCAATGCTGACAACTTGGCCAACATTCCATATCGGTTTTTTAATTCCAATGTCTCTACTACTGACAATAGTAGTATCGTATCAACCTTTTTTAAATTTGTAAAACATAAATAATTATCGATATCGTCCACTAAATATGTTATCTTTTCTTTCTCCTTATCATCCAATAAAGAATCCGCAACCTTTATTACTGACGCATCATAATCCAAACCGAGCACGTTGTTTGCTCCCATATTATAAGCAAATTTACACATTTGTCCCATATTACAACCAATGTCCAATACATTCTTATTCTCGAAATCGTTTTTATAAAAAAATTCTTTTCTGAAACTTACGTCGCGCTGTCCTATTGACGCATCAATGCTTTGGTAATTTACAAACCAATTGTTCCTTTTTTCCATTATGAACTACGTAGTCTATATTCTTTTATATCGTTTGATACTTTAAACCGTTGAATAATTCAATCCGCTCTGTGGATTTACATTAGTTAAGTATTTCTAATATCACATCTTCATTTATTTTAAATGTTTTATACTTTTGTGCTGTGTTATAATTTTCCTCCATGTATGGTTTCATTCCATTATACAACTCAGCATTGAGCGTAGGTATAACATTCGATAAATCTCCGATGTTATCAATCATGATAATTCCTTTTGTATTAAAAAATTTGTGGATGCTAGGGCAACCATAGTATATTGGGATCGTTCCGGTTAAAAAACAATCGATTAATTTTTCTGTAAACATATAATCTTCTTTGCTATTTTCAATAACGATTGAAAACATATAATCTTTTATCCCGTTGATTTTGCGATTTGTTATATGCCTGCCACTATGGTCTTTATCAAATGATTTTGAAGTCATATAAGGTAAGTTGATATAACCGCCACCATAAATGTCAATGCTTATTCTGTTACTGGTAATAAAATGTGTAATGATGTGTCTGAATCTATGTCCACTGGTGGCTCGTTTGTTAGATGTAATCATAGAACACAGCTTAGATTTGTCCCATAGTTTGATGTATGAATCATGTAACCAACATGTGCCGTATAAGTTTAATTTAAAATTCTCGCCCCTATCCAATAGGGTTTTGTCAAAAGTTAGAACCAAATCAAATTTGTGGTTATTTTTTGATATATAATCATAATATCGGCGGTGATATTCTTGACCCTCTATCATTAATGCTATATTTATTTTCGCATTTGGATCGATATTCTGTTGGAATGTATTAGTGTACATTACAATGTCACCCTTATCAATAACTAGGTCTCCGTTGCCACTTGGTGTTACGTCTCGAATATAATGAATGTGTTCACTGTCATTAATCGCAGATGGCTCGTGTCTAATATTGGCATCCTTAATTTTTATGTTAATTTTGTCTGTCATTATAATATTAATACGCAAGATTATCTTTATATTATTCTGAATTTTTATGACATAAAAGATAAACGCAATGTATTATTATTATGTCATTGCCTGACGACAAATATGATAGGTATGTAGAATATTGTAGAGCACAATCATTTTTGGAACCTTTACAATGGGATTTTAAGTGTCAGAGGAATTTTACTTATATGACAGAACATACTAATCCAACACTTGGTAATACTTATTTAACTCAAATTATTACAGAATTTGGAGATATTTTTACAGAACATAAAACATTTTTTTTAAGTTGTATAGAAGAAAATGATACTTATGGAAAAACGAAAAAACACAATTATCCTAATTTAATGTCATGCAATCCATCCAATCTGAGATATATTTATCAAAGTTTAAAAATATGTACTTATATTAAATCGATTGGTTTAAATAACGTTGACTTAATAGAAGTAGGAGGTGGTTATGGAGGTTTGTGTTTTTATTTACATAAAATTTCTAATTTATTTGATATTAACATTGACAGTTATTATATTTTTGATTTAAAAAATCCAGGATTGCTTTTAAATAAATACTTGAAATCTTTAAATATCAACAATGTAAATGTTGTTACATTAGACGACATAAACAATATTAATTTGAAAACAGATCATTTTTTGGTTAGCACATATGCGTTTAGTGAGCTTACACATGAAAATAGAAACAAATATCAAAAATTATTGATAGAACCATATGTTTCACACGGATTTATGGCATGGAATGCTATTGATCCTTATAATTTTACAAAAAATGGAAATATAAATGTAACTGATAATTTTTACACATTAAAAATGAATATGAAACAACATCCATATGTATTATTTTAAACCGATGAACATTTGAATGTCTATACGGAATTTATATGTAATTTTACACCCTTGGTAATTTAAAATGGAACAAACTATTTAAGTCGTTTCAATTTTGTTATCAAAAGTGTAAAATCAATAGTAGGAGTTTCACCTACGATGGTCTAACTTTTTCCTCTTCCTTTTGATTATTTGAAGAGGTGAAAGACGGAATTTGAAAACACACAGGGCGTTCTTGCCTATCAATCCAGCATTTTGTAATATTCATTATATTGATTGCTGAATTAGCGTCTCTTGTCTTGAATACGGTTTGTTTGACTTGGGGTCTCACGCATCCAGAACATACTAAAAGACGGAACTGTTTGTTTCCATTACTATGCTTGTAATAAGATATATCATTATTACATTCACAGCATTTTTTACTTGTATTACATTCGTTTATTGTTATTGTATCATATTTTTTATGGATTTGCTTTCGTAATCCTTTATTGAGCGTAGGCATAAAATGTTTCATTTGGGTGCTTCTGCTCCAATTCCCATAACCAATTAGGATATTGTCTCCAAAGGTTTCCTTGATTTTATTAAGGAATGTATCTAACGACTTCTTACCATAACTATATTGTCTAAACTTCATTTTCCTCCAAACATCACGCTTGTAAAACTCGGTTGTTTCTTTGTTAAGTTTATCCTTCTTCACTAAATACTTCTTGAACTTATCATAATCAACAGATTTACTATTTTGAAACGATAAATGAGTTTCTTTTTCTATGATGTTGTTTTGTTTCTTTTCCACTAATAATATTCGTTGGTTTGTTTTTGCCTTGCTTTCTCGCTTTCTTTGAGGTGCTGTATATTGTAGTTTGTTTCCTTTGTTGTCCATCATATATACCAGACTGCGTTTACCAGGGTCGCAACCAACAATATTACGAGGTGCTACTTCTTTGAGTTGTTCTATGGATAAATCTTCTATATTATGAAAATCTTGTTCTTGTAAAGTAGGAACTCTGCTTCCCCATTTTTTATCTTTCAAATCCTTACGAATAAACAATAAAGAACAACTAATTCCATCTGTTTGGAGTTGATGATGATACTGATAATGTTTGCTTTTGAATGTTTTATGTTGTAGGTTCAGCAGATTATTCCATATATCATATTGATTTTCCTTTACCTTCTTTAACAACTCACTCTTCTTTGCGTTTTCAGGACAGAATAAACTGATGATACACGCTGTATCCAAAATGATATGTTTGGGAATAATGTTATTACGAAGTGGTAAAGGTTGAAATAATTTATGTTCTTCCTTTTCCAATACAGCATTCATATACAACATACCTTTCAAATAATCAAATGGTTTCATTTTCACATCATAATGAACTGACTTCTTTATGTTTGTAGGAAGAATATTCGGTAAATGAGTGGTTTTCCATTCATCAAACATAGTATCGGTTTCATCATTACATTCTAATACGAGTTTCTTAAACTTGAATAAAACTGCTTTATCTTCCGTTATGTTTGATGTGGTTTTATTGATGAACCGAAGGAAATGTTGAATAAAGTGTTCTTGTGTATTGTTGGATAAAGAAGTATGGAGTTGCGTTGCTAAATAAGGTAATAAAAATGTAGTATTCTTTAACTCGGTTTTTTCGTGGTTCAGTAAAGGTTGATATTCATTATCATAAAACGATTGTAATGTTTCTAAAAGGTCAGTATTCTTACTCTTTGCTCCTTGATTACTTCTTATTCCTAATGTCTTGATACAATAAAGAATAAACTTCTCATTTATTTCAGGTAAAGGTTGATTGTCATTATAACATTTCAACACATACAATCTGATAAATTGGTAAGAGTGTATCATCAAGTCATTCATTTCAAAAACCAAATTAGTAATGACTGGTTGCACTTCTTTGTAGTTATGTAATACAGATTTGAGTGTGGTTTTGATGGTAGTGTAAGCACTTTTTTCATTAGAACGGAACTCTTGGAAAGTATCCTTTTTTTTCTTTTTCACCATTCTATATATTTACTAAATATTTTATTTTTATATAACTTTTCTTAATATATCTTTTATAATTTCCCTAAATATTCTCATTATTTTGTTTTTCTTCTAATTCTTTTTGAAGTTTTTCCTTTTTTTTCAAATATGCCCTTCTCGCATATTCCTTCTTCTTTTCAGGTGTGGGTTCATATTTATAATTTGTATTTTTCTTATAATTAGCATTTCGTTCCTTAATGACATCTTTATGCTTTTCATAATATTCTTTCTTATATGAAGGTGCTGTATATTTTTTGAGATGCTCTTTGGTTGCTTCCAGTTCCTCTTTTAGTTTAGCATTTTCTTCTAATATTTCTTTTATTTTTTCTTCATTATCCATTACGATACTATATATAATAAAAAATATTTATATCTTTTTATTATATTTCAAATTAGTTTGTTCCATTTTAAATTACCAAGGGTGTAATCTATCTTTTACAAATAGATTAAAATGGTTCATAACACACATATTCATACAGTTCGCAATGGGATTTTTGTCCATGATTCGGGATGTAAATTTTTTAAATTGAGGTTGTTTTTAGCTGGACCAAACCACACCGACGGATAACATACTATTTTATTGGCGTTTGTATTAAAATGAGCACCCCACCAACTAAAACTACTATTGGCTACTATATTGTGTTCACATGTGCTCATTAATAGCATTTGCTCCCAATCCTCCATCTCGTTATTAATTTTAATAAAAGTCAGTTGTTTAAACGTCTGTTTTATATTATTTATTCTATTTATTACTACGGCATCATCACAACTTTCACACGAGTAATATACATTCCATCCATTAAACTGTGTATTATTTATAATATGTGTTAGCGAATCAATGTAATATGTATCTGGCATTATGGGATGGTGTGCAGGGTTTACAAAATCACCCATTCTAAAATGTAGGGCGATTGTATTTTCGGGTTTTATATATTTATTTTTTATAACTTCTTGTTTTTCTCTTATTTTTAGATCTGTGCATATGCGTTCGAAATGTTTCTTGAAATATAATTCTGTTTGGAAATACCCA